TGCAGCCGTTCGCGAAGCGCAGAAGCTCAAGGAACAACATCAACAACAGGGCGAACAGCTCCAGGCCCTGCGCAGCAAACTGCAAGGCGCCGGCATCAGCACCAAGAACCTCAGCAGCCACGAACGCCAGCTGCGCGAGCAAATTGGCGCCACCAACGCCAGCATCAGCGAACAGGGCAAACGCCTGGTCGCGTTGAATGCTCAGCAAAAGCGCCTTGCCATCGAGCGCGCCAAGCTGGAGAAAACACAGAACCTCGCCGGCAACATGGCTATGAACGGCGCCGCCGGCCTGGGTGTGGGGTATGCAGCAAGTCGGCCGGTGGCTAAGGCCATCGGTGCCTTTGCGCCAAACGAAGACTCGGCCACGCAACTCAAGGTTTCGATGATGGACGGCACCGGCAAGGTGTCTGAAGACTTTCAGAAAATCACAGACCTGGCGACCAAGCTGGGCGACCGCCTGCCTGGTACCACGGCCGACTTCCAGGAAATGATGACCATGCTGCGGCGCCAGGGCCTGAGCGCGCAGAGCATTCTCGGCGGCACCGGTGAAGCGGCCGCTTACCTGGGCGTTCAGTTGCAGATGCCCGTAACCGCCGCGGCTGAATTCGCCGCGAAGATGCAGGACGCAACTCGAACATCCGAGAAAGACATGATGGCGCTGATGGACATCATTCAGCGCGGGTTCTACTCCGGCGTAGACCCGACCAACATGCTCCAGGGTTTCAGCAAGATCGCGCCGGTCATGGACACCATCAAGAAGTCGGGTATCGACGCCGCTGCCGAGCTGGCCCCGCTGCTGATCATGATGGACCAAGCTGGCATGGAAGGCGGTGCAGCCGGTAACGCCTACCGGAAGATCTTCCAGGCCGGCCTGGACAAGGACGGGATCAAGGACGTCAACAAAATCATGGAGCTGGAAGGCAAAAACATCCGCTTCAAGTTCACCGACGACAAAGGCAACTTCGCCGGCCTGGAGAACCTGTTCGCCCAGGTCGAAAAACTTAAATCACTGAACGACGAAGACCGCACGTCCACGATCAAACTGCTGTTCGGCGACGACTCCGAAACCATGACCACCTTGAACACCATGATGAACAAGGGGATCGCGGGTTATCGGGAAGTGCAACAGAAGCTTCAAAACCAGGCCGACCTGCGCAAGCGAGTCAACGAACAGCTCGCCACGCTCACCAACGTAATGGAGGCCGCAGAAGGCAGCTTCACCAACGCCTTGGCTGAGTTCGGCGCCGCCGTTGCGCCCGAGCTGAAACAGATCATCACCACCTTGGGAGAAGTCGCTAACAGCGTTGGCGCCTGGGCTCGTGAAAACCCGAGACTGGCGGGCGGCCTGGTGAAGGTAGTAGCGGCCGTTGCCGGTCTGGCCTTCGTGTTTGGGGGCCTGGCCTTGACGATGGCGAGTCTGCTCGGCCCTTTCGCCATGGTGCGTTACGGCATGGGCATGTTTGGCATTCGCTTGGGCATCGTGAAAGCCCAACTGATAGGCACGCGCACCGCAGCAGCAGGCGCCGGAGCCAACATTGGAAGGCTTGGGAAAGTCTGGCGGTCCCTGGTAGCCACTCGCTCGGCGGGTGGATTGCTCAGTGCGTTACCCGCTTTCGTCAGCAGCGCCCGCCTGGCTGCCGCCAGCGTGCTACCGATGCTCGGTGGAGCGATCAGTGCCGTCGGTACCGCCATCATGGCGACGCCCATCGGCTGGCTGCTGGCGGCTATCGCCGCCCTGGTTGGTGCTGGTGTGTTGGTCTACAAGTACTGGAACCCCATCAAGGGCTTTTTCCTCGGTTTCTGGCAGGGGCTCGTCGGTGCCCTTCAACCCGTGCTCGATAGCTTTGCAGGCCTCGGCCAATCGCTGCTAAACCTGGGCCAAGTCGTCATGACGTTGCCAGGTGTCGGGGCAGCCTTGGAGCTTCTGGGTAGCATCGCTCGCCCGTTGTTCAGCTTGATCTCAGATGGTGTCAGCAGTCTGATCAACTGGTTCGGCCAGCTACTCACTCCCGTCGAAGATGTCGGCGGCGCGGCTCAGTCAATGGGCGAGCGTTTTGGCGCAGTCATCGGCAACATGCTCAGCCTTTTGTTGGGTCTACCCGCACAGTTCGCTGAACTGGGTACGCAGATGATTCAAGGCCTAGCAAATGGCATCACCAACAGCCTGACCGTAGCCAAGGAGGCCATTACCGGAGCAGGCGATGCGGTGATTGGTTGGTTCAAGGAAAAGCTCGACATCCACAGCCCCTCGCGTGTGTTCGCGGAGCTGGGCGGCTTCACCATGGCAGGCCTTGCTCAGGGGCTTGAGGGCAGCCAGAACGGGCCGCTGAGCGCCATGACCAGCCTGAGCAAACAACTCACGGCAGCCGGCACACTGGCCCTCGGCGCAACCGACATGCCCCTGGCCGCCATGCCGTTGCCGCAATTTCCGGTTGGGGCTGCCGGTGCCTCTTCGTTGTCGATCGATGATCGTGCGCCCATCAGCCCTGCACCGGCGCCGGTTCATGACAGCCACGACACCTACGAAATCAACATCCACACCACGCCAGGCATGGACGCCCAGGCGATCAGCCGCGCCGTGCGGGCCGAGCTGGCGCGTATCGCTAGCGAGAAAGCCGCACGCCAGCGCAGCAAACTGTCAGATCTGGAGTAATCCCCATGATGCTTGCCTTGGGCATGTTCGTGTTCAGCCTGTCCACCGCCGCTTACCAAGAGCTGCAACGCCAAACCGAATGGCGCCATGCGAGCAACAGCCGCGTCGGCGCCGCTCCGGCTCGGCAGTTTGTCGGTCGCGGCGACGACTCCATCACCCTGCCCGGCGTCATCCTGCCGGAACTGGCCGGCAGCGCCTTGAGCCTCGACGCCCTGCGCCTGATGGCAAACACCGGCAGGGCGTGGCCGATGGTTGAAGGCAGCGGCCGTATCTACGGCCTGTGGATTATCGATGGCCTGAGCGAAACCAAAACGCTGTTCTTCCGTGACGGCACACCTCGGCGTATTGAATTCACGATCAGCCTCAAACGGATCGACGACGACCGGATTGACCTGCTCGGCGCTGGTACCAGCGCAGGCATCAACATCTTGAGGGCGTTGCTGTGATCGACGCAGCTCTGTCCAAGGTCACCGGCTACATCGAAGACCTGGCCGAACGCTACCGCCGCGATGCCGCTTATCCGGTGCCGGCGTTTCGTATCACGGTCGATGGCAACGACATCGCCCAGTTGATCAGTCCACGGCTGATGAGCCTGGAGCTGACCGACAATCGCGGGATCGAGGCCGACCAACTCAGCATCACCCTCAGCGACCACGACGGCCTGCTAGCGATCCCGCCCAAGGGCGCGGTCATTCGGTTGTGGCTGGGTTGGAGCGACACAGGCCTGGTGGACAAGGGCACCTACACCGTCGATGAAACCGAGCATAGCGGTGCTCCGGACGTACTCAGCATCCGCGCCCGCTCTGCCGACCTGCGCAAAGGCCTGAAGACCAAGCGCGAGCGCAGTTGGAGCAACACCACCCTCGGCGACGTCCTGGGCGACATAGCCCTGGGCAACGGCCTCACCGCCACCATTTCCGGCGCCCTAGACGGGTTGCCCATTCTTCAGCTGGACCAGGCCAACGAATCCGACGCCAACCTGATCAGCCGCGTAGGCGAAGAGTTCGACGCCGTGGTCACCGTCAAGGCGGGCTGCCTGCTGTGCCTGCCGGCGGGCGGCGGCAAGACGGCCACCGGCGCCGAGCTGCCGCATATCACCCTCACCCGCACCGATGGCGACCAGCACCGCTACCTGCAAGCTGACCGCGACAGCTACGACGGTGTGCGAGCCTATTTCTATGACGTGAACAGTGCGAAGAAACAGGAGGCCATTGCCGGCGGCGGTGAACACCTCAAGGATTTGCGCCACACCTTCAGTGACCGCCAATCAGCCCTGCGTGCTGCTCGGGCCGAATTCAACCGCCTGCAACGCGGCAGCGCGACGCTCAGCTACACCCTGGCTCGGGGTCGGCCCGATCTGATTCCTGAGCTGACCTACACGCTCCAGGGGGTGAAGCCGGAAATTGACGAGATCATCTGGTACGGCGGCAACGTGCAGCACACCCTCAGCGCAGACAACGGCTACACCGTCAGTCTGGAGCTGGAAAGCAAGCTGCCAGAGGATACGGTTGAGGGGCTGGCGGAGGAAAATAAAGGGGATTACACAGGGATAATCGCGTACTACCGCGACAAGAAAACCGGCGAGGAAAAGACCGTTACCGCTGGGGATCAGAGCAAGCCGAGGCGACTGCGGTGGCTGTATGCAAGCGAAAAGACTGCGAAACGTGCTGTAGAACGCGAGTGGAAGCGAATGCAATAGCGGCGATTTGCCATTCTGCTATTGTAAGTCCTTCTAAACCGCACAGGGAGGCACTCATGTCTGAAGAAGCTCAGGAATTGATCGATGAGGGCTTGAATGCACTCGACAATATCCCCTCTACAGCCACAGTTCAGAATTTACTATGGAAAACAACTCCTCAATTTCAACCATTAATTTCAGAAAATGGCGTTTCAGATGGTATTAAACCATCAGGAACGGCACGACGCTTCATTCCTGGCTCGCTATCGTATATTAGGATAATCAGAATATACGGAGAAAAACCACTAAATATAGCTACCCATATAACTCTCACAGTCAAATTAGCGGGCAAACCGCCTAAACAAATAAAACTGGAGAACACCAAAACTTATGCTTATGGTTGGACCCTTGGCTTTTGCGAGTGGTTTGAGATATCTTGCCCAGCTCTATTTAAACCAACAATTCAGAAGATAGAAATAGTAGGTGCCTCAATAGACGAGCTAGATGAGTACAGTAGCAATATCGAGGAATTCCACAACCTAAAGCAAAACCTTACGCAATACAAAACCGATCTCAAAACAGAACTTACCAATCTAAAAAATGATTTACTTGACGCCAAAAATGATAAAACCGACTTAACTTCTGAAATCACTGACGCTATCAAACAGAAGCAACAATTACAAAACGAGATCATCAAAACAACCACAACAGCGGAAGAATTAGCTGCGACCGTTAAGGACCTAGACTTTAAAAAGAAGCACCTAGATAACGTCTGTTTCGAAACCAAAAATAATACTGAGCAGCTGTCAAAGCAAGCGGAGAACTTAAACAGAAACATAGCCGACTTAAAATCACAGCTTCAGAAGCTGACTAGCGATAGAAACCTGATATCGGACGAATATGGCCCCTATGTTAAAGAAGGAAACTCCCAAGCAATACTATACTCTGCGCTAATAACCATCCCCCTTGCGGCTATATTTTTTTCAATCTATCAACTGTATATGGGAGCGAGCAACTTACTAACCACCGAGTACAAAACAGCAACAGATGTCATGGCCGCGTTCATTTTGCGTATTCCTTTTGCAGCTATTTTTGGCCTTGCAATTATGTATAGCTGGAAAATCGCCAACGCTATGATTCAGAAAATCTTTAAGATCCATGGAGACCGTTTAGTTCTAGCAAAACTACTAGTCGTGGCAAGAGAAACTGTCCATTCCTCTGCAAAAAACTTGAACATCACTGACCACGAAAAATTTCAAGAGCAAACAGCTCTCAAAATAGAAGTATTGAAAAGCCACATGGCCAAAGAGCTGAGCGACACATTCACCTACAAGCCGATACCCACTTCCAAAGCCGCACTTCCCCCAGTACCTTCGGAGGCAGTTAATGACGACTCTGTGGACAAAGAAGCACTACAACAATAGATATTTTTATCAAAAAAACCCGGCACCTAACCGGGTTTTTTCTGTTCACTTTGAAGCCAAGATGACATTCATAAAACGCAAGATATCTTTCTGGCCCGTCTCATCGAGCGATCTAAACAGCTGCAAGACTGCCCGTTCCAACTCACTTAGATCAGCTAATTCTATAGCTTCAACTTGACTAATCCGTACCTCTTTCATCACCGACATGTGTCACTCCATTCAACACGTTCGGGCGCCCGGTACCAACATCGGTACCAACCAAAGCGCCCGGGGAGTGAGTCATTCTCAGCATGTTTGGGTGTGTCACCAGCCCATCGCAAAAAATTTTATTGCAAATTACGCCCCGCCGCAGAGCTCCTGAGCACTTTGGACAATATCGCTATAGTCCATCTTGATGGATGGCATCGTAGGATTGGGCTTGGTGATGTCCTGGCCGTCCGACCAACCGCGATCTTTTGCCTGACTCCGTGCACTACCGCTCAATGCGTAGACGGTCCCATCCGACGTTCGAGCCAACGCCTTGGGCGACGGTCCAAAGCACAACAAATCAACGCTATCGACCGTAAACGGCCAAGAGTCTCCGTAGTCCTTACTAGAAATCTTCTGAGTCCTTTCCTTAGCACCACACATACCCGAAGCGACCATCGACAGCGCCACTACCGATAACGTCATCCTTTTCATGTCAAAACTCCTTATTTGTTAACTGTAAAAGCCCTGAGAAGGCGCATCACCGCCCCCTTATCCTCATCGCCCAGGTGACGTACGTGCTTCACGATTTCTAAGTCATCGTTCGACAGCTGATTTTCGCCCATAGACGAGCGTCGGCCGGTCACCACATAGAGAACATCCACACCCAATCCCTCAACAGCAGCCAAATACTTGGCATCCGGTGTTCCGGCGCCCTTTTCGTAATTGATTTGGGTGGTTTTACCGACGCCACCAACAGCGCCTAAATCAGTCTGGCTAAGTCCCAAGCGCGACCTTTCTTCCTTCAGCCGCTCGCCAATGGTCATATTTTTTGAACCTCAAGCATTGACAGGTTCAAATATCTGAACCAATATCTTCGCACCATTACGCGAAATCACACGAATCTGAACTATGCACGCCACCTACGCACCCGAGCAAGCCTGCCAGGCCGCTAGAAAGCGCCTGGAGCTTCGAGGCATCTCCGTAAAGGACTTTGCCATTGAGAACGGCCTTCATCCTTCGACCGTTTACGCGGTGCTGAATGGACAGAAGAAGTGTCTGCGCGGAGCAGCTCATAGAGCAGCGGTCCTGCTGGGCATTAAAGCTTCCGAGCCTACAAATTAGAGCCGTGGGCTCCGGGAGAAAACCAGAAGATGAAACGCCCAATACTAGCGACCAAACGCCAAGTCATGAGCGCAGTCATTTGCGCTTACCCCGGCGGGCGCGAGTGCGCCGCTGCCCGGCTCGGCTATGAACTCAAGAAGTTCGACAACCATGTTTACGAGAACGCAGGCAGCCGCCCTCTCAGCGATGAGCAGATTCATTTGCTTGAGCAGGACGCCGGCACTACTCACCTGCCTGAATACATCGCAGCTCTGTATGGCGGCATGTTCGTCCCCCTTGCTAAACCCGAGACGCTGGACAACATCGACCTGTACAGCCGCTCGGTACATGCCGCAGCGAAACGTGGTTACGTCGATCAGATCATCGCGAAGGCTCTGGAGGACGGGGTAGTTGAGCCAGGCGAGGCTGCGGCAATTCTCGGCGCTCACAATCGCTACATGGCTGCGCGCCATTCCGAAGTGCTGGCCGCCATCCAGCTACACAGCAAGGAGCGCAAGCATTGAGCACCTACAAGCTGGTCTGCCCTCACTGCCTGGGCCGTATGCGCATCCGCACCAGTGAAGGCACGCACATTTTCCTGCGAGTGGCCTACCTGCAATGCACCAACGAGGCCTGCGGCTGGTCGGTGCGGGCTGAGTTCGAAATGACTCATGAAATGAGCCCCAGCGGCATGGCTAACCCCTCCGTGAAGCTCCCTATCGCCGACATCGCCCTGCGCCGCGCCGCGATGAAGTCCGCCAACGATCAACCCGACCTGCTCGACCAAATGGAAATGGAGTGTGCGCAATGAACCATGAACAGCTTGACCACGATTACCGCAGCAGCATGCAACGTGCCGCATTCGCCTACCTGGAACGGCACGAAGCGCAGCACCTGGTGGATTCAGACCTACTGTATGAAAACTGCGTTCGGCACATGACCACCGCATTGGAAGTGCCAGTTTTCATGGCACAGCAACTGGTGCACAACGCCTGGACTGAATTGCAGATCATCAATCAACGCAAGTGGATCGGCGTGGACTGGGGCTCCAGCCCTGGCAGCACCGTCGTGCATTTGATCGACACCCGGGCGGACCTTCGCTACCCGGTCCCGGCAAGGCTGCTACCACAGACGATGCTGGCCCAGCGCGATGCCGCGCTGAAGCAACAACCTCAGTAACCCCCTTTTAAACAATCCGCCCTACCCCGCTTCCCGTGGGTTTGGGTGAGCTTTGCCCGAAATCCGAGGTGGACCATGGAAATCGACGTCGCCATCACCGCAAAACTGCCCCGCGAAGAGGCCGAAGCGCTGCTCCAAGCGCTACGGAACCAATACGCCCAGCAGTTTAACGAGCATTGGTACGACGACCGCTTTCGCATGATCCCCGAGGGTTTACGGCATGGCTCGTTGCTCGCGGCCTTCCCGGTAATGGCCGCGCAAAAACGCCTGATTGGCGCCCTTAAACACAGTCTTGCCGAAGCGAAGTAAGCCCCGATGGAAATGCAAGAAAGGCTGCGAGCCGAAGTTATCCGGCGTATTGAGCGGGACTACCAGCTCCAGCACATGCGCGGCACCAACTACATGCGCAAGGGCGTCTGCCCTGCGCCAGGTTGCGGCCAGAAGACGCTGTACACCTTCTACGATGCGCCCTGGATGTTGATTTGCGGACGGCCAGAAAAGTGCGGCCACCGCATTCACGTCAAGGACGTTTATGACGATTTGTTCAATGACTGGAGCAAGACCGCCCCGTCTACACCGGATAACCCGCTTGCCACTGCACGTGCCTATCTGGAGTTCGCCCGCGGCTTCAAGTTCGAGCTCATCGCCGGCTGGTTCACCCAGGAGCACTACTGGAACAGCGACCTCAATATCGGCAGTGCCACTGTGCGCTTCGCCCTGGAGAAAGGGGGTTATTGGGAGCGTTTGATCGACCGTCCCGACCGGTTTGGCAAGATGAAAGCACGCTTTCGGCCGGCCGGTGATGGCAGGGAGAGTTACAAAGGGGTGTGGTGGTGCCCGCCAAGCGTGGACTTACTGGAAGTCGAAGAGCTGTTGATCGTCGAGGGCATCTTCGACGCTATCGCGCTATTTCACAACCGCATCGCGGCAGTGTCGATGATGTCCAGCGCCCCCTGCCCGACTGACTCTCTCAAAGCGTTGATCAAGCTGCGCCACGATGCCGGTAAGCGCCTGCCTACCCTGGTGTGGGCATTGGATAACGAGCCAATCGCCAAGGCCAACATGCGCCGCTGGGCGAAGGAAGCCCGCGACCTGGGCTTCACCTGCAAGGCAGCAGTAATCCCTCAGCCCAACGGCAAAAAAGTTGACTGGAACGACCTGCACCACCGGTGGAAGTCGATAGAGGACGATGACAAACGCGCCGAACAGATCGCTCAAGACCTCGACGAAGCTCGCCATCACGGCGACCTGCTGCTGGCTGACTCGGCTGAGGAAAAGGGCTTTCTCATTTACCTGCGTGACGAGCGCAAGGAGTTCCACTTTTCGTTCCGCAAGCGCCTGTACTGGTTTCGGCTTGACCTTGAGAGATACGACCGCGCCATGGGCGATCTGGAGAGTTCTGAGCGTCATGAGGACCAGTTGCTCAGCGACGAACAGCGCCGCTACAAGGCGTTGCGTCAATCGGGCTCAGTGACCAGCATCGCCAACTGCAATTTCCAGGCGCTGTATTACATGCGCAATGACCTGACCGATGAGGCCTGGTACTACTTCCGCATCGAGCGCCCTCAAGGGGCTGCCATCAAAAGTACCTTCACGGCCAAGCAGCTCACCTCTGCACCTGAATTCGCGAATCGCCTGCTCAATGTCTCCAATGGCGCAATGTTCGAGGGCAGCGCCCAGCAACTGAAACGGATCCTGGCGCCTCAGCTCGATTGCCTGAAAACCGTCAACACAATCGAATGGATTGGCTACAGCCGTGAACATGGCGCCTATGTCTTCAACGACCTGGCGTTCTTCGGCGGAAAGGTACAGACGCGCAACAACGAGGACTTCTTTGACCTCGGCAAGCTGAGCATCAAGTCGCAGAGCCAGTCGCCAGTTCTGCATATCAACACCGACCTCAACGCCTACAACGAAGGTTGGTTCGACATCTACTGGCGCTGCTTTGGCGTTCAGGGGCTGGTGGTGCTGGCCTGGTGGCTGGGTGCCTTGCACGCCGAGCAGATACGCCAGATTCACAAGTCGCTGATGTTCTTGGAACTGGTGGGCGAAGCCGGATCGGGCAAGACAACCCTGGTCGAGCTGCTATGGAAACTGGTCGGCCGGACTGATTACGAAGGTTTCGACCCGTCCAAAGCGACCGCCGCGAGCCGTGCGCGCAACTTCTCCCAGGTCAGCAATTTGCCGGTGGTGCTCATCGAGTCGGAGCGCGAGCAAAAGGAAGGCCAGCCGGTTAAGCACTTCGACTGGGACGAACTGAAAACCGCCTACAACGGCCGTAGCGTTCGCTCCACGGGTGTGAAAAACAACGGTAACGACACTCATGAGCCGCCGTTCCGCGCCGCGCTGCTGATCGCGCAGAACAACCCGGTGAATGCCTCGGAACCCATCCTGCAGCGACTCTGCCATGTCCACCTGACTCGGGAGCACCACACCCCGGAGACCAAGCAGTTCGCCGAGCAACTGGAACGCATGCCGATGGAAAGCATCAGCGGCTTCCTGGTGAAAGCGCTGCAACGCGAAGCCAACACCATGCGCCTGATGGAGCAAAACACCTCCCGCTACGAGCAGGAGTTGCTGGCCCAACCTGGAATCCGCACCGTCCGTATCGCCAAGAACCACGCCCAACTGCGCAGCCTGGTGGATGCGTTGGCAGAAGTAGTGCCCCTGGGCGAACACCGCAAGGCTTTGGCGCACGCCGAGGTCAGCCGCATGGCCTTGGAGCGGCAGCAGGCAATCAACGCCGACCACCCGACCGTGCGCGAGTTTTGGGACCTGTACGAATTCCTCAATGGCCTGGACGAGAAAGGCGCACTCAACCATGCGCGTCGGGATGGCCTGATCGCCGTGAACCTCAACGAATTCGTAGAGATGGCGGCCAACAAGCGGCAGCAGGTGCCCGCGCTCAGCGACCTGAAACGCCTGCTCAAGACCAGCAAGTCACCAAAATTTCTGGAGTCGAACAAGCCCGTTAACTCGGCGCGCTTGCTGGACGCTTTCGACAAACCGAAAACCATTCGCTGCTGGGTATTCCAGGGCGTTTAACCACAGCAACAACAGGAGCAACACCATGCAAAACGAACTTAAATCCGCCATTCGCTTCAACGATTTTGTCGCCTACTTTGGCGTTCGAGGAGTGGTGGCTATGGCCTGGTGGTTGGGGGCCGCACATGCCGCCCGAATCCGCCAGGACCAGAACAGCTTTCCGTTCCTGCATATCGTCGGCGCCGCCGGCAGCGGCAAGACTCTTTTGCTGGATTACCTACAAAAGCTGAACGGGCAGGCGCCTTGGAGCAATTCGCTGACTCACGCCAGCCCAGCTGGGCGCTCCCGAATATTTGCAGGTGCAGGGAAGCGGATAGTCGTTTGCGAAAATCAAGACGGGACAGAGCAGTCCATCGATTGGGACGAACTGAAGCCGCTCTACAGCTCCGGCAGCATCATCACGCGCACAGGAGATGGACTGAGCGAAGAAGTGACGTTCGAAGGCGCAATCGTGATTACCGCAAATCAGCCGCTGGAGTGCAGCGATGCCCTCAGCAGCCGAATGATTATGGTCGACCTTTCAGCCAGTGACGCCCAACCAACCAGAATCCGACCCGACGCGATCAGCGATGTCGACTTGATCCAGGTGAGCGCTTTCGGACTGGAGGTAAAAGAGCGGGAAGCGTGGATCTCAAACAACATTCGCTACTACGGGCCCGCATATCAGAAAGAACTGCTCGAAAAGTACGGCCCCGCCCTGAGCGCGCGTACAGCCCTCAACTGCTCGCAAATGCTGGTCCTGCTTGACCTGCTCTGCAACTTGCTATCGATCAATGACGCCTTGCGACTGGATACCAGGAAGCTGATTCACGACATCGCTTTCCTCAACACCATTCCTTATTGATTCGGTCTTCGAAAGGAGAACCCGCATGAATACGTCAGCGCAAAAACAGCACACAAACTGGTTTCAGCAGTTGCAAGAGTTCGAAGCAAAGCGCCCCTCCATCCGCAAGGCCGGTATCGAGGCACTGAACCGCCTGGTCCCTGTCGCCCAGCGCGGTACAGGCCAGAGCGCCGTTGTCGGCCGTTTCCTGCTCGGGCTCTACAACGGCCACGACTACCCGTTTGTGCTGACCAGCCTACGCGGCCTCGACACTGCGTTGTTCGACGACTGCCTGGCCGTGCTGCAACTGGATTTCTCACCGGAACAAGAGGTGCACACGTACTTCCCCAACGGCGACGCCATATGGGCAGAACTGATCAGGGCTTGGGCATGAAGTGGGCGCCGAAACGCAATAGAGACGGGCAAGTGCAGCAGAACTGCTGGATTACCGACAGCGGCTACACCGTGGCCGAGTGCCGGTTGCCTGAAGCGCGGTACCCCATCACTCGCCAGGCGCCGACCTGCCTTTCGCTTATGCGAAAGACCGGGACGAAGTCATAGCGATCATCAAGCAAGACCAGGCCAGAACGGCCTGAAAAGACGGTGTCGAGGAGCGGCAACTCCCCGACACCTACCACCACCAAGGAGCAGCACCATGCAAGCACAGACCCCAAGCAGCAGCGCCGTAGAGGCTAGCACGAACCCTTTGAAAGTCGGCGACGATGTTTCCTTTGTTGTCGCCAGGACCATGGCGCGCAGTGTCGAATTCAGCGTGCGCAAGGGCACAATCATGGCGATTGAAGACCAGGTCGCGCTGGTGGAATCACGCCACGGCCGGAGTTTGCAGCCGCTCAACAAGCTCAGCCGTGAAGGCGAACCCAATGCACTCACCAAAGCCTTGTTGGGAGGGCGCGACGATGCTTAAGCGCACTTTCACCCATTTCCACCTCTGCTGCGGCCTTGGCAGCGGTGCCGCTGGCTTCAGCGACTCCAAGCCCACCCTTGGCCCAGTCCAAGCCGAATGGCGCTGTCTGGGAGGCGTTGACGTTGATCCATCCGGGTTGCGTGACTTCCAGATGATGACGGGCGTACCTGGCACGCTGATGGACTTGTTCACCCGGCAGCAGTACATCGCCTTCCATGGGAAGGAGCCGCCCGCCGGTTGGAAAGAGGCTACTGCCGAGGATCTTCGCCACGCCGCCGGCAATGAAGATCCTGACGCCGTGTTCATCAGCAGCCCTTGCAAGGGTGCATCCGGCTTGCTATCGGAAACCATGAGTCAGACGCCGAAATATCAGGCGCTCAATGAGCTGACCCTGCGTTGTGTCTGGCTGATGTGCGAGGCCTGGAAGCACAACCCCGTTTCGCTGATCGTGTTCGAAAACGTACCGCGCCTGGCAACTCGTGGGCGACATTTGCTGGACCAGATCAACAAGCTGCTGCGCCACTACGGATACGCCGTGGCCGAGACCACCCATGACTGTGGCGAAATTGGCGGATTGGCTCAAAGCCGCAAGCGCTTTCTGTTGGTCGCCCGGCACGTCGAACAGGTACCGGCATTCCTGTACGAGCCGGAAAAACGAAGCCTGCGGGCCGTGGGCGACGTGCTGAGCCGAATGCCACTGGCTGGAGACATTGAACAGGCTGGGCCAATGCATCGGGTTCCGGCGTTGCAATGGAAAACATGGGTCCGCCTGGCCCTGGTTGAGGCTGGAAAGGATTGGCGCAGCTTGAGCCGGTTTGCGATCGAGGACGGTCACCTGCGTGATTTTGTAATCGTGCCGGAGTACCGCGCCGGTTATCTCGGTGTGCATGACTGGCGAGACACCACCGGCACCGTGGCCGGCCGGTCGAGTCCTACCAATGGAAAATTCTCGGTCGCCGACCCTCGGCCTGCTAGCAAATTCGAATACACCCAGTACGGTGTGCTGCCCTATGACCGGCATTGTGGTGTGGTCACTGGGCAGCGGAGCCCAGGGCAAGGGACGTTCAGCGTTGCAGACCCGCGCATGAGCGGCGAGCGGCACAACAACGTGTTCCGCGTGGTTCACAACGACCAAGCCGCCGGCACTGTCACCGCAGGGCATGGGCCAAGCTCTGGAGGCCAGGCCGTGGCTGACCCTCGGCAGCCTTCCAAGGGCTTCGGCAAGTACCTGGTAACCGACTACAGCAAGCCGGCCGGTACCGTCATCGCCGGCAGCACCACCGGGCAAGGCGCTTTTGCCGTGGCGGACCCTGCCTATAAGAACTGGCATTCAGGGGCCAGCACCCAAAAGTTGCGCATCACCCCCTGGGAGGGCAACGCCAGGACAGTTACCGGCTCACAACAGGTTGCCAGCGGAGCCCTATCCATTGCAGATCCACGCCCGGGCATGTTCCGCACCAAGGGCGATGCCTACTTGACCGGCGGCCATTACGGGGTGGTCAACTGGAATGATCCGGCAGGCGCTGTTTCTGCCAGCGCCTGCCACGACAACGGTCGGTGGTCGGTTGCGGACCAGCGCATGCCGGCGCCCAACGACAGGCTGACCTGCATGATCACCAGCCTCGACGGCACCTGGCACCGCCCCTTCACCACGCTGGAGCTGGCCGCGCTGCAATCGCTGTTTGATCCGGAGGACCATTGGTCAACCGATGCGCAGACCGCGCATGAAATCCAACGGATGCAGCGTGTTCGCAAGATCGAGCAGGCGCGGTTCTTTCAACTGGATGGCATCAACGACGGACTCCACCGGGAGCGCATCGGTAACGCGGTGCCACGGGCGGCAGCGAAGGCGATGGCCGATGTGTTCGGCATGACGCTGCTGCTCGCCGAGGCTGGCGAAACGTTCATGTTGAGCAATGTGTCGATTTGGGTGCGGCCGGTGGCGGTTGCGTTGAGTGTGGCTCAGGCGGAGGCCAGTTTATGAGCGTTTTCCTTCTGCTCTACCTGTGTGCGGACGCAACCCGAACGGATTGCCAGGTGCTACCAGCTCAACGCTGGGACGGGCCAGACGCTTATGAGCAATGCCTCGGCGCGGTGCCAGGGCTTATTCAAGCGTTGAGCGCACCGAACCGTGAACGACATCGTTTTGTTTGCGAGATCCAAACCGACAGTGCACAACCTGCAGGACGTGCCGCCCGGCCGACATTCATTCATCAATCGTTTCGGATGTGAGGGACATCATGAACACAGCTTTTATCCTGATGGCCCAGTACGACGGCCAGGCGATTATTTCGCTGGAGCAGGTTTGCCGGGACTACTTCACGCACCTGACGCCTGACATGTTCCAGCGCAAGGTGATGAGCGGGCAAATCAAGATTCCCATCACCCGCTTGGAACGCAGCCAGAAGTCGGCCAAGGGGATTCATATCACCGACCTGGCTGCTTACCTCGATCTACAGCGCGCAGCCGCGGTTAAAGAGAACAGCCAGCTCAACGGGTTAAAACACGCCTTTTAAGCCACTTCATTGATGCGGCGCCCAGTTGGACGGGCGCCCTCAATATCTCTTCGTACCATTCCCACTTCACATATCGATCACCCTTGCCACGTAGGTGGGTGTAGCGTCTTAGCGAATTCCAGTCCCGGTGGCCCGAAACGCTCGCCACTCGGGGAATATCCCAGTCCATCTCGAACAAACGGCTTACACCTTCGTGCCGAAGGTCATGAAAGTGCAGATCCTTGATCTCCAGGAATTTGCAGGCCTTCGCCCATGAGGTGGAAATTGATTCAGGGCTGTAGGGGAAGATATCTTCGCCGGCGCGGGGCATGGTCTGGAGGATCTTCCAGGCCTCGTCGGGCAGGTAGCACCACACGTCGTTTCCGATCTTCTGGCCTGGGTTCTTCATGTCGCGTACCAGCACCCGCTGGCCGGGCTCGTCGAGATCGTCCCAGCGAATCCGGGTGATTTCGTCGAGACGGCGTGTCGAGAACAGGGCGAAGCCCACCACTTTCATCATGTTGATGATGCTTCGACGCCGAGCCTGCATGTCCTGGTAGTGCTTCATGAGCTTGCCCAGCTCATCCAGCGTAGGGCGCCGGTCACGCTCGCGACTTTTCAAGTTGTAGCCGAGCTTGCGCAGTACGCGCCGTGCGCCCCCCATCGCCAGAGGATCAAGCTGATACCCCCAAGCGTCCTTGCCGATGGAAAGCACTGCGCCGAGGTGGGCCAAGTCGTTGCCGGCGGTCTGCGGCTGGACACCTCCCCCCTCGGGACTCATCCGCCAAAGCGCGTAATCGACCAGGCATTGCGTGTTCACTTGGGTATCGTCCAGCTTGCCCATGTACGTTTCGCCAATGGCTGTGAGGGTTGCGCGTTTCGTCTTGCCCAGCGGCCGGGCTTTCTCAACCTCGATCAGATACCGGTCAATCATCTCTTTGAGCGTGACGCCTTGGCGGCTCGCTCGCTCAATCGCACCAGGTTCATCCAGTTCGGATTCACGTTTGCGCGCCCAAGCCTGCGCCGCCTGTTTTCGGGCGAAGGTCTGGCTCTCTTGGTAGACTGTCACCTTGTCGCGGTTGATGCGGATCTGGGCTGTGTAGCTGATTGTGCCGTCGGCCTTTTTGCGAGATCTGATCGTTGCCATGAGAATTGGTACAAGCTCTGATTCGGTTGGTACATTGTACCAACCACTTGGTAAAAACGCCCCAAAACCCCCGAAAATCGGTACAGAACACGTTGAATAATTCCACTGTTAAAACAGGCTCAAAGCTAGAGAATACGCGGCCTGAGCCGTCCCGCCGCTTCAGTGTGGCCCCGATGATGGATTGGACCGACGCCCACTGTCGCTTCTTCCTACGCATCCTCTCCAAGCACGCCCTGCTCTACACCGAAATGGTCACTACCGGCGCTCTGCTCAACGGTGACAACGAACGCTTCCTGCGCCATCACCCATCCGAACACCCCCTGGCCCTGCAACTGGGCGGCAGCGTGCCTGCCGACCTGGCCGCCTGCGCCCGTATGGCCCAGGAGCACGGCTACGACGAGGTGAACCTCAACGTCGGCTGCCCCAGCGACCGGGTGCAGAACAACATGATCGGCGCGTGCCTGATGGGGCATCCGGGGTTGGTGGCTGATTGCGT